TTTATCCTTGAACTTGTAAACGTTGGTACAATTATGTCAAACGTTTGGGAATGGGTTGAGCAAAAAAATGCTGATGGTGGTGCTGCAATGACGGCAGAGGGCGCAGCTAAATCTCAAGCAGATTTTGATTTGGTAGTAGCTTCAGCAAACGTTAAAAAAGTAACCGCTTACATCAAAGTAACAAAGGAAATGCTTGACGACGTTGAGCTTATGCGTTCAGAAATTGACCAAGAATTAACTGAGTTAATTAACTTGAAAATCGACGACCAATTACTAAACGGAACGGGATTAACTGTTAATCTTACTGGTATTACTACAAATGCTACTGCTTGGGCGGCTGGTGCTTTTGCTTTGGCTATTCCGACACCTACAAAATGGGATGTTTTAAGAACAGCAATTAACCAAGTTAGAGTTAACTTATTTGAGCCTACTTACATTGTAATGCATCCTACTGATGTAACAAGTATGGAGTTGTCAAAAGATAGTACTGGTCAGTATGTTATGCCACCTTTCGCGGCATTAGATGGTTCTATTGTAAGCGGGATCAGAGTTGTAGCGAATACTGGTGTTACAATCGATAAATTCTTAGTTGGGGATTTCAGCAAAGCTGGAGTACGTTTCAAAGAAGGGTTGACTATTAACGTAGGTTACGAAAACGATGACTTCACTAAAAACTTAGTTACTATACTTGCAGAAGCTCGTTTGGTACAAAGAGTAAAATCAAATCACTACGGGGCATTTGTTTACGGTGATTTCAGCGATGCAATTACTGCCTTAACTAAAGCTTAATAATATGAAACTTAAGTTAACAAAGGATTGGGCTGGTTTTAAAAAAGGTGATACCTACGAAACAACCGACCAAACTGTAATTGATAAAGGTTTCGAATTAGGTTTATTTGAGAAAGCAAAAGAAGTTAAACCAAAAGAAGAAAAATAATGCCACAAATAATCACTAGTACATATTTCACTTATCCTAACGAATTAAATATTCCGTTAGCGGTAGAATTTATTACGGCTAATCCAAGTTTGCAAGTACCTAACGAGAAAGCGTTCTTAGATGAGTTATGTATTAAAGTGGAAAAAGAACTATTGATTAATGCATTAGGTTTAGCAACTTACAACGAATTGCAAACGGCATTGGATGACATAGATAATCCAATATACGAGAAATACAAAAAGTTAGTTGAAGGCGAAGAGTACGACAATAAAGTTTGGATAGGTTTAAATAATGATTATTCATTTATCGCTTACCGTATTTTAGAGCAGTTTCTTTTCGCCTCAAACGAACAACTTTCAGCAGTAGGAACTGTGCAAGTAAATCCCGAAAAAGCAACGTTATTAAGTCCTAGATATAAAATAGCAAGTGCCAACGCTAATTTTATTAAAGGCTATCAACAAGGATATTTAGAATTTCCGAATATCTATTGCGATGGTACTTTTATTGATTGGTTTGGCTTTAACAACGATATAAATGTAAGTTTATATCAATACTTGATAGATAAACAAACGGACTTTACAACGGAGTTTTTTAAGACTTACGAAACACAAAACAGTTTTGGAATATGATAGTATTCGAGGATGAATTAGCAAGGTTAATAGCTTTAATGCCACCGATTACAAGCGGTGACTTATCACAACCTATTAATTTTGGATGGGGAACTGAAGAAGTATTAATGAAATATTTAGTACTTAAAAAAAAGCTAAGTTTCCCTCTGATATGGTTAGAAGAAAATACAGATGATAATGACTTAAGAGAACCGAGTGTAACTCGTAATGCGAGACTTTGGATTTTATACGAAAGTCAAGCACCGTCTGAATTTAATCAATACCAGCATCAATTTGATTACAATGTTATATTACAGCCTATCTGCGACAATCTAATTACTGTTTTAAAGCAAAGCGGAATAAGTTTACTTAACGATACCAATTTAAGAACTAGAAGAGTAAAGAACTTTTCAACACGTAACGAAAGCGAGACGTTAATTTACATTTGTAACGCTATTGTATTTGAGGCAGAGATAAAATTCATAGGCAATACGTGCCTAAACACAATTAATTTTAATTAAATAAATAAAAAAATATGGCAGTTTTAATAAACTCAAAAGACTGTTCTACAACGGTCAAAAATTTAGGAGTTCCTGATTGTTTAGTAAACAACGGCAGAATTACTGGTATGATAGCGGTAACTCCTTCTTGGTCTATTGATACTTCAAGCGCAACTTTTGATTTAGCAGAGGTTAACGACCTTATTCAAGCTGGTACTTTTATTCCAGTATTAGGAGCGGTTGAGGTAGTAAACGGAACACCTGAAGCGACTACAGAGGAGTATCAAGGCGGAATTATGTCAGTAGTTCGTAACGGATTACCGATGTTTACGTTTAAATTCCTTAAGGGCTGGGCGTACGCTAGAGCATTATACTCTATGAATAGCTTCCAAGCCTACAAAGTTCTTTTAGTCTTCGAAGACGGTTCTATTGCTGGTGCAATTGATGGCACAACCTTTAGCGGTTATTCTTTAGGAATGCTAAACACTGGTACATTTATGCACACCGATGGTTCAGTAAGCGGATATGTAAACACGGTTATTCAGTTAACTAGCACAGACGAGTACAACCTTAACACGGCAGTAATTGACAAATCAGTTTCGGGATTCAATGCTAATAACTTATTCCCTATTACTGACATCACAATGGTTGGACGTGCAGACGTTTCTTTGGATAAGGTTTACTTTAAACCTACCTTTGAAATGAATCAAGGTTCAACTCTTTTAGGTTTAGCAATTACAAATTTAAGAGTTACTATTGATGGAACGGTTTCTACTATTGTAGCTTTATCTTTGACTTACGATGCAAATACAAAGGAATGGGCTTTTGAGCCTACTGATGCCTTTACAACGGCAAGTTCAATAGTAGTTCAATTGTATGATTCAACTAATAGTATTGCGGTTGCTAAAATCGGTACTAAGTACTATAAAGGTGCTACAAGTGCAATTACGCCAGTTTCGTAGTTGTAATTAAAAAAGTTTTGTTATATTTGCTTAACCATAGCAGGTAAAAAACACAACGAATGAGAATGCAATCAATTAATTTTGGTTGCATTTTTTAATTTAAAGCAATATGGAAGTAAAAACATTAGAAGTATTTGGAAAAATGATATTTGGTGATTGTGCCGAACAATGGCTAAAACTATGCAAAGAGCAGAAACGAGAATGGATTTTAAAGAACACTAATCAAAAAGACGAGGCTTTAATAACTGAATTTATAAACAACCCAAATATTAGCAAAGATTGTAAATGCTTAGATTGTGGTAAAAATAAAAACAATGTCACCAGCAGAGTATTTGAAGAGACTACAACCACTACTGAACCAATCGAAAATGGAGCAGATAGTGTCGGAAATAGTAATCAGCGACCAAAAGCGACTAAAAGAAGAAAAAATCAGTGAGTGGGAATATGGTTTACGTCCTAATGGTGATAAAATTGGAGTTTATAGAGACGCTGAATATGCTATTTTCAAAGATGCTATTAACCCAAAGGCTAACGGTTACGTCGATTTACTTTTAACAAGAGGCACGGCAAACAGTTTATTTGTACATAAGGGAGCAGAAAAAAGAGGTTTCTTATTCGGAATGAATGACAGATATAATTTGATTGGTCAGTATGGATTAGATATTTTGGGATTAAACCAAGAAACATTTGAAAAACGCCAAAGAGATATTTATCGATACACCTTAATTTACATTATTAAAAAAGATTATAAAATTGCCTAAGTACGATAACATAGATACAATAAAAGCAAAGGTTTTCTTTAAGATATTAGAGACTAAAGACTACCAACTGCTAAAACCAAAACCTCGTGAAAAAGGATTGGAACAAATATTTATTGGTATTTATGACGAGTTCTTTTTACGTTCAGATAACCACGAGGCAAACGAATATTTAAAACTAACCAAAACAATAGCCGAATTAGAATATAAAATAGCAACGTTAAAGCAATCGTTACATTTCTATTTCTATAATCGCACTACAGAGAAAATGAGGTTAGATTATATTGAAGCCCTAAAGATTGGTTATGATATTATTATCGATGCTCAAAAGCCGTTTATTGATGAAGTACAAAGAGTTTTATCGGTTGAGGTTGGAATTATTCAAAACGATTTAAGTGTAGCAAAAGCATCATTTGAACAAATGACTAAAAAAAGCCAACAAAAGGCAGTTAGTTATGAAAGCCGAATAGTAGGCATTGAAAACGTATTGAAAAGAAGTGTTGATGATGATGTTACACTTGCAAAGTATATTGAATTGGAAAAATCAGCTAAAAACATAGTTTCAGAGCATCAAAAAAATAAAAAAGTAGCGTAATGAGTGATTTTATAGAAGTTGTTTCTCCTAATGCTTTAAAGCAATTAGAAGCCGTAAATGCAGAGTTATTAAAAACCGTTGCAGGAGTTAAAGAAGTCAACGCTAATATGATTAACGTTAAAACTCCAAGCGGTTCGGATGGAGCTATTAAAAAGTTAAATGACCAGTTATATAAAACTGACAAACTATGTGCAGACTTACAAATTAAGCTTGAAAAAGTAGCACAAGCACAAACGCAAACTGCTATTAAAAGCAACCAATTAGAGGCTAGTACTATTCGTTTAAATAAAGCTAAAGAAACTCAAATAAAGCAATTAGAACGCGAACAAGCAAAACTTGAAGCGGCTAAGGGATTGTATGCTCAAACACAAGCAAAAGTAAACGAACTTACAAAAGTTTATAATGACCTCGCCATAAAAAAACAGTTAGGAGAAAAACTAACTGCAAATGAAGTTATACAACTACATAAGCTTACAAGCGAATTAAATATTTACCAATCGGCGCTTAAAAAAGTTGACGCTGATATACAAAAAAATCAAAGAAACGTAGGTAATTATGCAAGTGGATGGAACGGTTTAGGTAATTCCATAAATCAATTGAGCCGAGAAATGCCAGCGTTTGCAAATTCTGCTCAAACTGGTTTTATGGCTTTATCAAACAACCTACCTATTTTATTTGATGAGATTGAAAGAATAAAACAATCAAATAGAGAATTATTAGCACAAGGACAACCAGTTAAAAGTGTTTTCGGTCAAATTGCTGGAGCAGTTCTTTCTTGGGGAACGGCTTTAAGTGTTGGGGTTACTTTATTAACTGTGTTTGGCCCAAAATTATGGGATATGGTTGCTGGAACAAAAGCA